TCACTTGTCCCCTTCCAACGGTGCTAATGGATTAAGTTTCACAGCATCATTCAGATAGTCTGGTGCAAAGTGCGCATAGACCATTGTTTGCAAGATGGTGGAGTGCCCAAGGATTTTCTGAAGCGAAATAATATTGCCCCCGTTAATCATGAAATGACTGGCAAAAGTATGCCGCATCACGTGGGTGGCTTGGCCATCGGGTAAATCGGGAACCAGTTTTTTGAGGACTTTTCGCACATTGTCATAATCGACCATGGGGAACAGCTCGCGCCCGTCACCGTCTCCAGTAATTTCCCGATGGAGTGTCTTTGAAATTGGCACCGTGCGATCTTTGCCATTCTTAGTATTAACGAAAGTACATTTGAAAGGGATGACTGCGTCCCGCATCAATGTTGCGGCTTCACTCCACCTTGCCCCTGTAGCCAGGCACAGACGAGCCACCTTGAGATCATCACCATCCAATGCACTCAGGAAAGCAATTATCTGCGGCTGAGTGAGGTAGGCCATCTGCCGGGCACTGCGTTTTATGCGCGTAAGCCCGGCTAGCGGATGTTCATTGTGATAAAGCCCAGTTTCAATCAGAGCAGTAAAAACGCCGCTTAACATGGTCTGATCTTTGTTAATGGTTTCAGGCTTTATTCCTGCCTCCAGTCGCAACGCGCGATACCTGGCAATGCTGGAACGATTGATCTGATCAGCTCGCGGATGCCCCATTCGTTCGGCGATATTAATCAGCTTTTTATATATAGCCTCGCCGTCCTTGAGAGTTCTACCGTGCTGCGAACGCCACAGCTCAATCAATTCTGTAAGCGGTCGTCTATCAGCAGGTTTATCTATCCATTCTTTATTGTTTTGAGTTGCGACAATCCAGCGCTCATACTGCTGCGCCTCGGACTTGGTTTTGAATGTTCTGCGAATACGCTTGCCATCCCTGCCCTGGGGACGAATATCGACCCGATACTGGCCGGTCTCCAATTTAGAAATCGTCATTCCACAGCCCCCGCTGGTAGCAAATTCCGCCCTTTGACCATTTTTCTTTTATATTTAAGGCAGTTAACCAGCCTTTTGGCCTTTTTGGGGGTTCGATGTGATGTTTTGCCCATCAGGGGAGAGAGCCGGGGCGATCTGTCCGGCGGCTTCTGATGTTTGATCAGTCATCAGCCAAAGCGTGTATTTCTGGAATTGAGCGTGCTGAGTAATCTTCAGCAAAATTTCGCTACTAATGTTTTCTCTACGCCCACTTTCATACTGCTTTAGCGTTGCGGCTGCAACACCCGTTAATGCTGAAAATTCCTCCCGCGTTAGACCTTCGCAGTCTCTTATCTCACGTATCTTTTTACCTAACGATGTTGACATGGTGTCGTTTGACTCCCTATACTCACCCAAAACAGTGTCATTTGACACCGCAGATCCAAAATAATCCGGGTAAATCCGGCGCGATCTAAGAGGATAATCCATGACAGCTAAGAAACCAAAACCAACGTTATTAGGAATGCCGGATTGCCCGGTTGTGTTCTGTCTTCCCTACCCCAAGCTGACCCTCTCAGCATATGCAGAGATCACCGGTCAGACCGTTCGCACAATTCAGCAGCAAGCCAATGAAGGAAAATTGGTTCTGACAAAAACCAAGCCAGGACGCGAGCGCCAGGTGAATATGGTTTACGAGTTTTTAGAAGCGTATGCGGAAGCTCAAGAAGCGCTGATGATGAAGATTTGAATTAATTGCATTGCTTGATAGTTCTTTAGCTATTTAGGAATCATATAGATGAATAAATTCACCGGCGCAACAATTCAAATATCAAAGCACACGCGCCTGTATTGTGGTTTCACGATTCACATATGCCCAGAACATAGCAAAACTAATCGCCGTGCATATCAAATCATGCGCAATGGCATATATCTGGGGCGGGACTTCTCCTCAACTGAGGCAGAAAAAACCATTGATGAAATCATCAGAAAGGCAAAGAAATGAAAAAAGCATACGCAATCCTAACTAATGATTTGCTTCAGCAATATCACAACAAAAAAGAAAACCTGAACTGCGCCACTGCAACCGCAGAGGCCGTTCGCCAGCTGTCGCTGAATGATTACGCCTTTCGCCTGAGCGTAGGCATGGAAGGGTTAGCCAGTGTGGCCCGCGCCGCCGGTGATGATGTCAGTGCTGATGCCCTGGAATCCCTAGTCAGTATGTGCAATTGCGGTGAAATCCCCTCACCTGTCAGCCTGGAACACTTTTCTGCATAGCCGGGTAATACCGGCCCTATTTAATGACACATTAGTTAGTGTCTCATTAAATAGGAGATATCTGGTCGCGCCCTGACAAAAATGGGCTGCAATAGAGCGGATTACCTCCTATACCAAAACCGGGAATTCTTGATAATCCCGAAATACTTTTCCGTTAATCCTTAATGGTCAATAAAAAGGCGAATCTGTTCGCCGGGATTTTTATTGCCAAAATTCAGGAGTTCAGAAAATGCGTAATGTAGAGCGTCGGCCTATTCAACCTGGCGTTGATGATGCAGGAATAAATTTCCTGCTTACCGAAGCCCGCAAAGACGAGCGCAGAAATCGCGCTGAAGTTATGGCGGCCCGCCTTGAAAGAATCGCAACCCATGTCGTGCGCAGTCAGATGAATGCCACAGCCGCGGCGGAATTGCTGTGCGCAGAGGCTGAAAAAATTCGCAACGAAGCGCGGGAGATCTGCTGATGGCTGACGTAATCGACATTGCGCAGGAGCACGCGAACGCGACTCTTGAGCGTCAAATCATGGCGGTCAGATCGCATGTAACGGCAGAAAGTGCATTTTTCTGCGAATCCTGCGGCGTAGAGATTGAGCAGTTGCGGCGAATCGCCGTGCCAGGCGTTTCAACGTGCCACCACTGCCAGTCACTGATCGAGAGTCGCGCAAAGCACTTCAAAGGCGGTGCAAAATGAGCAAAAAAATCGCGATAAAAGTGCAGCGGGATTACAGAGATATCTTTGTTAAGTATTTCATTTCTGGTTGTATTGTTGACTCAAGCGCATCCGTTAGCCGTGTCGATGATGATGCTGCTGAGTTTTGGACTTTGTATGAGCGGGACACGGATGGCTTAAGCCAGGCTCTCTGTGATTTCACAGATAAAGGATCGGCTGAACGTGCAAAACAGGCATTTACTGAAAGAGATATCCTAAAGCGTTTTGTGGAGCAGGAGTGCTTTGTCCAGACCGGTAATGGGTTTGACTATGCCACGGTTGCCATGCCTCACGACAGCAAAGGCGGTGCCTTATGACCGTCAAAACCCCTCTGAAATGGGTCGGCAGCAAGTCAAAAGTCATGACCGAGCTGAAAAAGTTTCTGCCAGCCGGTCAGCGCCTGGTTGAGCCATTCGGCGGCTCCTGCGCCGTCATGATGGCCACTGACTATCCCACCTATCTCGTCGCTGATATCAACAGCGATCTGATCAACATGTACCAGCAAATCCAGCAACACGAAAACGCATTCATTGCGCTGGCTGCGAAACTGTTCGCCCAGAACGCTGGCGAACAGGACTATTACGCGCTGCGCGATGATTTCAATAACAATCCTGGCATGACTCTGCTGTATCGGGCAGCGGCCTTCCTGTATCTGAATCGTCATGCCTGGCGCGGCGTGTGTCGGTACAACCAGAACGGCGGCTTTAACGTTCCGTACGAGAAAATATCTAAACCGTATTTTCCTGTTGATGAAATCCGTGCCTTTGCTGCCAAAGCCAAACGAGCAACGTTCATCTGTGCAGACTTCGCCGACACCCTTTCAATGGTTCAGCCCGGCGATGTGATCTATAGCGATTCGCCCTATGACGGAACATTCAGCCAGTACCACACCAGCGGCTTTGCCCGCCTAGAACATGAAAAACTTGCCGCACAGCTTAATCGGCTTGCCGGTGAGGGTTTTCGTGTTGTCGTTTCCAATAGCGATACCGAGTTCAACCGCAAGGCGTACCGCGACTTCATCCTCAGCCACATCACTACATCCCGCAGCGTTACCGTTGCTGCCGGACAAGGAAAGAAAGGCGCAGAAATAATCGCGACTTCAAACCCGAAATACATGATGGATTTCGATCTGGCGATTGGGGATGGCGTATGAAAATCGCCGATTCTCGATGCCACGCAGTTAACACAATAAATTGCGTCACTATTTCTGGAGGAAAAGACAGTCTGGCCCAGTGCTTAGTTGCCAAGGAGAACGGCATTGAGCCGCTCATGACTTTTGCTGACACTGGGCATGAGCACCCTCAAACCATGGACTATCTGGCTTACTTAGAATCTAAGCTGGGCAAGATAATCCGTGTGAAAGCTGACTTCACCCGCCAGATCGAAGGCAAAAGAAAATTCATTGCCGAGAAATGGCCTACTTCCTTAGTGGAAGAGTGCGGAATGTCGCCTGAGCAGGCGGCAGAACGCATTGCGCAGGCACTGAAAATACTGCATCCGACCGGGATACCGTTTCTTGATTTGTGCATGTGGAAAGGGAGATTCCCATCAACTAAAGCCCGGTTTTGTACCTTCGAACTTAAGCATGAACCAATTAAGGTGCAGGTCGTTGATCCTTTGCTCAGTGAAGGCAAGACGGTTATTTCATGGCAAGGCGTGCGCGCTCAAGAGTCCCCTGATCGTGCAGCATTAGCCGAATGGGAGGAAGGGCTAGATATTGGCCCTCGTTTAGCTATTTATCGACCGATTCTTGACTGGATGCATGAAGATGTTTTCGCCATAGCTAAGCGGCACGGCATAAAACCAAACCCACTTTATTTACAGGGCTGCAGCCGCGTCGGATGCATGCCATGCATTCACGCCAGAAAATCTGAGCTGGCGGAAATTTTCCATCGCTGGCCGGAAGAGATTCAGCGCGTCGCTGCATGGGAACGACTGGTAGCAGATTGCTCACGCCGCGGTAACTCCACTTTTTTCATGTCCACTCACGATCCTCTCCGTGCAGAAAGGCGTATTGAGATTGTCACTTTAGAAGCCTATGGAATTGAGACTTATCGCGATTGGGTGATGACAACCAGAGGCGGTAGCCAATTCGATCTGTTTGCAGGGCTAAATGATAGCGCTGTTTGCAACAGCGTTTATGCCGGGGTTTGTGAATGACCGCAGCTAACCCAGCTAAATCTGCTTCAGATGATAACCCACCCAGCAACCCAGACAGCGTTGCTGGGGTTTATTCGTGGAACGCCCCTAAAAACGCGATTAATCCTTATCTAGCCCCTGCACTGAACGCATCAGAATCAGCACTTTTAAACCTGATCACTCTCTATGCGAAAGACAGCGAGCGCGAACAGCTGCGCCGCGAGGCGTTGAGTGATGAGGTCTGGAATCGCTATTTCTATAACGAGTCGCGCGATCCCGTTCAGCGCGAGAGTGACCAGGCCGACTTACTGAGCCGGGCGAAAATGGCCCATGAACGCCAGCAATTCAACCCGGATCTGATAATCCGTGCAGACGTCCACGCCCAGCCATCATTTATCAGCAAACCGATGCTGCAGCGTATTGATTACCTGTACAGCCTGAACCGGCCGAAAGCCTATTCACGCTACCTGCGTGAGACTGTCAGACCCTGCCTCGAACGCCTCGACCGCGTGCGTGACTCGCAGCTCTCCATCTCTTTCCGCTTCATGGCGAGCTATCAGGGGCTGGACGGCCTGCTGGTGATGCCGGAAATGAATCAGAACCAGGTGAAAAGGCTTTCCACGCTGGTTGCCGCTCATATGGATATGTGTCTGGAGGCCGCATGCAGCGAGTTTCTAACCGGCAGTGATTCGCTGCCTGAACAAATCAGGCGTGTATGGGAACGCGTTGCTGATGAGGCAATGCGCCTTGATGTTATCCCGCCCGCCTTTGACAGGCTGCGACGCAAAAAGCGCCGCCGCAAACCTGTGCCTTACGACGTTATCCCCGGCTCGATAGGGCGTATGCGCTGTGCCGACTGGTGGTATGCCAAGTTATGGCAGATGCGCTGCGAGTGGCGCGAAGAACAGTTGCGCGCGGTATGTCTGGTTAACAAGAAAGCATCACCCTATGTCAGCTATGAGGCCGTGATCCATAAGCGTGAACAGCGTCGCAAAGCGCTGGAGTTTTTCCGCGCACATGAGCTGGTGAATGAGGACGGTGACACGCTGGATATGGAGGACGTTGTGAACGCCAGCAGCAGCAACCCGGCGCACCGGCGCAATGAAATGATGGCCTGTGTGAAGGGGTTGGAGCTGATCGCCGAAATGCGCGGCGACTGCGCGGTTTTCTACACCATCACCTGCCCGTCACGCTTCCACGCGACGTTAAGTAATGGCCGACCGAACCCAACGTGGAAAAATGCCACTGTAAGGCAAAGCAGCGATTACCTGGTGGGTATGTTCGCTGCTTTCCGCAAGGCCATGCACAAAGCTGGCCTGCGCTGGTATGGCGTGCGTGTAGCGGAGCCGCATCATGACGGTACGGTACACTGGCACCTGTTGTGCTTTATGCGCAAAAAAGACCGCCGGGCTGTTACCGCAATGCTGCGGAAATTCTCTATTCGTGAAGATCGTGCAGAGCTGGGGAACAATACCGGCCCTCGTTTCAAATCAAAGCTGATTGACCGCCGCAAGGGGACGCCGACCAGCTACATATCGAAATACATCAGTAAGAACATCGACGGACGCGGGCTGGCTAACGAGGTCAGCAAAGAAACCGGCAAGTCACTGCGTGATAACGCGGAGCATGTTACTGCTTGGGCATCACTGCACCGCGTACAGCAATTCCGTTTCTTTGGCATACCGAGCCGCCAGGCTTACCGCGAACTGCGTTTGCTGGCCGGTCAGGCTGGCAGGCAGCAGAAAGACAAAAAGCCGGGCGCGCAGGTACTGGAAAATCCACGCCTTGATGCCGTGCTGGCCGCAGCTGACGTGGGCTGCTTCGCTACCTACATCATGAAGCAGGGCGGCGTCCTGGTACCACGCGATCTTCACCTTATCCGCACTGCATACGAGATCAACGAAGAGGCAAACGCCTACGGCGATCACGGCATCCGTATTTATGGCGTGTGGTCACGTCTGGCTACGGGCCGGATATGCACGCATGCGACGAAGTGGAAAAAGGTTCGTAAGGCCGTTGCCGTTCAGGAGGCCTCAGCCGACCAGGGCGCTTGCGCCCCTTGGACTTGTGGCAATAACTGTCCCCCGGAACAAAAAACCAGCAAAAACGGGACTGTTATCCACAGCATTTCGTCAGAAATGACGGTGCCGGCAGCTGAAATATGGCCGCCGGATCTGAAGAAGGCGACCAGACAGGAACGCCGGGAAATCCTCCGGCGCATCCGCCGCGAAAACGCCCCGACAAAACCAGTGAAAAAAGCAGCCTATGCACCAGAGGACAGCCAGAAAGTGGCTGAAATTTATGATTTCGCGCAGTCGCTCGGCTGGCGCGATAACAATCTCATACTTTGGGCGCGCCATCTGGCAGCAGGCGGCGAGCTGTCAATGAACGGCGAGCGCTATTATTCCCGAAATGACGGGAATATTTACAGTAAAAAAGAATCCGTTCGTACGTCAAATGTACACATTGGAATAAAAATTAAATCAGAAGAACTGATATCGCGCTTTAATAAGTTACGAATATATAAATCAAGTAACAATCAGAAACTGCCCAGTTTTACAAGGACAGACCTGAAGGTTGAGGAAAAATAAATTACACCTCTGTGAAAAAACCGAAACTTCCTGGCTTTGAAATTTCAGGGTGCTCTTTTTTATTCAAAAGCCCCCATCCACCAAAGCCATTATTACTGGCGACCCCGCCATGAGATGCACCTAGACACACACCATTAATAAACGTTAATAGTGTCCCAGCATCAACCGCAAACCCATCTTTATTTTCATCAAAGAAAATCCCTTTTTTTAATTCAACCTTTGCATCAGAAAGATTTAACTCAAGCAATATCTTTTTCAAACCAGAGCGAATTTTAATGTTTTCACCTTCATAAACATAGTCCCAGGCATCAACTGAAATCATTAACTCTCCCTTAAGAACATTCAAGAGCACATTACCATTACAATCAGTCAATGATAATGAAAAGGTTAACCAGCCGTCTTCTTTGTGAATCAAGAAAAATCCCATTCCATTTATCCAAATTGGGCAATGTATTCCATTTTCTTTATTATTTAATCCAAAAACAGTATTACTTCCTAACTGAACGGAAAGTTTCTTAGAAGGTTCAAGCTTAAAACCAGTGGTATGAGCTCTATTTGAATTATGGGGATTTAACTTTGCTTCGCGCACACGTTCTTTTGAAAGTTTATTAGTTGTTTTTGCAGCGTGATGGTTAGGGCATAAAAGCACTAAGTTTTCTTCCGTATGTTCCTTAACTTCAGAATACTCATCAATATGATCGTATTGAAAAAAAGGCATGCCACATATAACACACCCAAAAAAACATTTCTTCCTAACTTCTCTTTTTATTGACTCAGGAATATCCGGCCTTTTATTAGATTTACCTTCTTCCATATATAACCCTTAGATGTAGATTGCATATAAATCAAAATAATTGCGTTTGGTTAGATTATCAACTGAAAAACCAAACGCTAACTAACCCGTACTCAACATATTGCAAAAACCTGCACGAATTTGCACATTTTTTTACCCACTATGAATAGCCGCCCGCGCCAGTGCTGGCGGCGCTCCGCCCGGTTTTGAAACCTGCACAAAAAGAGGCACGTTTCATGTGCGGGCGAGGCGGGGGAGCAATCCCGCGCTTTGGGGTGGCACAGGGGTCAGTCTTCGCCAGCAAAAACGTGCTGAACGCATACAGGAAATACGCATTTGGGGTATCGGAAACGAGATATCGCGCCAGCGTGGCGCTGGCTGCGTTTGAGTGGGTGGTTGTGTCGCGGTTCAGGTGCCTGTTGTGTTCAGAAATGATGATGCTGCAGCGGTACCACACCGCCAGTAATGACGGTGTGGTACCAGAACGTTAATCCGTTGAGGCCAGTAATGCGTAGGGGTTGAAGCGGATCACTTCTTCACCGAGCCAGTCGTTGACGTGCTTCATGGTTTCCATCACCGGCGTCAGTTCGTTGATGGCAAATACACGGGCCGCTTTCTCCACATCTCCGAACGAACCGTTACCTTCCGGGATCGCGCCCATCAGCTGCGGCGGCACGCGATGTGCTGCCAGAATGTCATCGCGGGTTGATGATTTCACGTTAGCAAATTCATCCTTCGCCGATATCTGGCTGAACGGCAGGATCTGCACCGAGTCTTTACCGCCCTCGGGAGCATGCAGCAGAATATTTTTGAATGCCCCGCCCCGACGTGTGTCAGTCAGCGTCTGCTTGAGCTGGTCGATGCTTTCTTTGTCAGCCATCGCGCTGTTTACATAAACGATGCAGCCCGCATGTGAACCGTTGTCGTAATACAGCTTGCGGAACTTATCAGCTGAATGTGCCAGGCTGGCCGACAGCAGACCGGCAAAATACTCCGGCATGCCGTATATTTCCTGATGTATATCGGGATTGATGACGTGGCAAACCGAACCGGTTTCGAACTGGTGATCGTCAATACCCGCCTGCGTAAACCAGTACGTATCCAGATCAGATCCTCGCCTGGTGTATTTCGCCAGCGAGTTCTTAAAACCAAAGGAACCGCCGAGCCGGTTCTTTTGCATCTCCAGATAGGCGTTACCGAATACAAACCAGTCCATAGCAAACGCAGAGAACGCCTGACGGGATAAGAGCTTGTGCGGGATAAAGCAGCCTGCCAGTACGTTGCGTTTAAAGATAATCGCCGACTGGTGCCAGCTGGCATGGCCGAACTGACGGGCCAGACCGTACCAGCTCACCGGCGTTTCGTAATACCGGCCATTGTTGGCGCAGTACATGTTATCCAGCAGGTCATGTGCGTTGGCTACCGGCCAGGGACCGTCAAAGGTAAACATGCTGAGGCCGGGTGCAGACTTCAACGCTGCCGCCAGGTCTTCACGTTCAGAGGTCCGGGCGCGGGCGCGCGCTGGGGTTCGTTTGCTCATTAATACTCCATTACTGTCATGCCGCTACCGCTGGCGTCTTGGCCCAGCGGTTCGTTGATGGTTGCCAGCATGGTTGCCCATGCCAGATCGCCGTGACTGACGCCGCGCGCACGGTCAGTGTCATAGGTAATGATCCCGCCAGGCGTAACAACCTTACGCACGGCACTGAATGCGGTGATCAGGTCATACTCCCCGCGGTCATACTCCCAGCGACCGGCACGGATAAGCTGCAGCATCTTCAGTACCAGCATCCGCTTGCTTGCCGGTGAAAACTGGTAGCAAACTGCCGCAGGAAACTTCTTCTTAACCAGCTGATAAACCGCCTCACCGATTCCGGTACCGTCAATGCCGATGTGGTGAACGTTGTAGCGTGACAACATGCTGATAATCAGAGCGGCCTGTGCTTCAAACTCCATGCCGCGTATTTTGTGCGTCTCAATCGTGCGGAACTTACCGCCGGGCACCAGTGGTACGGCATTGATCGATATCGCCCCGCTGTCCCCCTTCCCACTTGCTCCGTTAGGGTCATAGCCAATCCACACCGGACGATCTGCCATCGGGCGCACGGCATACGGTTTCCAGTCCTGCCACTCGTCGAAACCGTCCGCGCCGCAGGTCAGCAGCTGGTTGTAATCAAACGCCGTTTCACCGTTCTTGATGAAGACGCAGTTATAGAGATTTTCATACTCTTCCGGGCTGTTCTCCTGCTGGATTTCTTCCAGGTCAGTCAGATCCCAACCGTGATCGATAGCATCCTGCAGGGTAACTATCTGCCGCCAGATTTTGTCCGGGCACATCAGTCCACTGTTCAGCGTCTTCCATGTCGTGTCGAACTCGATACGCCCTTTGCTGCTGCGCCCTTTGTTAAACGCCTCTCCGGACCAGAACGGATAAGCCTCATGACTTTCAGCTGATGGCGTGGAGAAATAGGTGCGTGTCAGTCCCTTCAGGGTTGCCATTGCACCGGCCACCTTCTTCAGTTTGGCAAACTGCGCGACCCAGAAATACTCATCAAAATACAGGTTGCCGGTGTATGACTGCGCCGTTGCGGCTGATGTGCCGAGGAAATGCAGTTCCGCCCCGTTCGCCAGCTGGATCATGTCACCGCCCTTCAGCTCGACGTCCACCTCTTCAGCTGCTGAGCGGATAAAACTGCGGAACTGGTAGGCCTGGCGACGACTGGCAGACAGGAAAATCTGATTCAGCTGGTGCTTGTACTTCACGTCGCCGGTCAGCGCCCGAAGCAGCGCCTCGCGGGCGAAATACCACGTCGCGCCGACCTGACGGCTTTTCAGGATCGCCCGGTTGCGGTGATGATGGTTTTCATACCAGCCCTTCTGATGCCAGTGCAGCGAATCCAGGATGTTTGCGCGAAGTGCCGCGATCTGGCTTTCAGAGAAAAAGTTCTGTTTTTTACGCACCTTCTTTTTAGGCTGAGTTACCGCCGTGCCGTTATCCAGCTTCTTCAGCTGTCGCGTCAGCAGGTCAATTTCCTTGAAATCCCCGCCGCTCTTTTTGTCCTTGCCGGTCAGCTGAATTAACCGGGCATCAATCGACGTCGTGACCCGCTGGATCGGAGGGGTGGTGTCCCATTCATCACGCTTTTTCCATGAGTAGATCGTGTTCGCATTGACGCCCATCAGGCGCGAGATTTCCGCAGGCGGATAACCCTGCCAGTACAGCTGCCGCGCACGCTGCATGATGAATGCTTCTTCAACCGCCATTTAGCCTCCTCGCTTCCTGCCGGGGAGATTAACCCGCGCGCGCGAATGCTTTCGCGCCCTGCCTGTTCTCACCGTTCGCCGACAACAACAACGCATAGCGCGGGCGGGCTGGCCCCTGCCATCATCACTGCGAACTCAACAAAGCGAGCAAATGAACATGGCCCAGAACACCCGTAAGAAATTTAAGGTGATGACCAGCGGCGCAACTATTGACGGACGCAAAACAACGCCCGAGCAGCTGCGCCAGATGGCCGCAGCGTATAACCCGACGGTCTACGGTGCACGCGTCAATATTGAGCACTACCTCTCACCGATCCCTGACAGCACGTTCTGCGCGATGGGGGATGTGGTGGCGCTGTCCGTTGAAGATATCTCCGAGGGCGCACTGGCCGGTGAAGTGGCGCTGTTCGCGGAAATCGAGCCTACCGCACGCATGAAGACGATGACCGATGAAGGGAAAAAGATTTATTCCAGCGTCGAGATCCATCCGAACTTTGCCCTGACCAACGGCCCGTATCTGGTCGGTCTGGCGATGACCGATACCCCGGCAAGCCTGGGCACCGACCGGCTGAAATTCACTTCTGAAAAACGCACTGAAGTCCTGCGCTTCTCGTCAGCCACGGCAGAGCCAACCCTGTTCACACCGGCTTTCGATGCAGAAATCGTGCAGGGAAATCAGGAACGGACTGATTCCGGGCGTAACTGGTACAACCGCGTGATGGGCATCCTCGGTAAGGCGCAAAAAACGGATGACCAGCGTTTCAGCCAGGTGCATCAGACCATTGAAATGATTGCGCAGACTCAGGCGGATATCAGCGATCAGTTCAGCACCGCTGAGCAGGAACGCGCGGCAGATAAAGCTGAGATCCAGAAGCTGGCCAGCGAACTGACCTCACTGCGTCAGCAGCTGGAAAGCGCACCGGGCAACTTCAGCCAGCGCCCTCCGGCAAGTGGTGGCGGTAACGTACAGCTGGCTGATTACTGATCCTTCAGCCGCCTACTGATATTCACAACGAGAGTAACCCGAATGGAAAACACTACCCGTCAATTGTTTGAGCAGTATGTCGCCCGGCAGGCGCAGCTTAACCGTGTATCGCCATCGGCTATCGCGGCCAAATTTGCTGTTGATCCGGCGGTGCAGCAGCGTCTGGAAGCGGCGGCACAGGAAAGTGACAGCCTGTTGAGCAAAATCAATGTCTTTGGTGTCACCCAGCAGATCGGACAGAAGGTGTTAATCGGCAGCAAAGGCCCGCTTGCTGGCGTCAATAACAGTTCAACCACCCGACGTAATCCTGGTAGCAATGCTGCGATGGAACCTTACGATTACATGTGCCGTAAGGTGAATTATGACTATGGCATCAGCTACGAGCAGATGGATACCTGGGCGCATCAGCCGAACTTCCAGCCGCTGATCAGTACCGCTATGGCGCGGCAGATGTCACTGGACCGCATCATGATTGGCTTTAACGGCATTAAGTACAGTGACCCATCCAACCGCGCTGAAAATCCACTATTGCAGGACTGCGGTATTGGCTGGCTGCAAAAAATCCGCACCGAAGCGCCGCACCGCGTTATTTCAGGCGTCACCGTCACTTCACGTGATGAAGATAACAAAGTCATTGCTAAAGGCACCTATGGAAATCTTGCTGCGGCAGTCTACGACGCCAAAAACAGCCTCATGGATGAATGGCATAAGCGCAACCCGGACAACATGGTAATTCTGGCAGGTGACCTGCTGACAACCACCAATTTCCCGGCCATTAATGCCATGAGCCAGACCAACCCGAATAGCGAAATGCTGGCCGGTCAGCTGATCGTCGCGCAAGAGCGCGTGGGCAATATGCCGACGTTTATCGCGCCGTATTTCCCGGTAAATGGGGTTCTGATCACGCCATTCAAAAACCTGTCGGTTTACTACCAGCGCGGCGGCCTGCGTCGGTCGGTTATCGAAGAGCCGCATTACAACCGTATCGCAACCTACCAGTCATCTAACGATGACTTCGTGATCGAAGATTACGGCAACGTGGCGTTTATTGACGGCATCACTTTTGCCGAGGCTGCGGGCGGCTGATACGCATCAGGCGGGCTGCGGCCCGCCGTTATTCGGGGACAGGACAATGCTGACACCGGCACAGAAACATTTTCAAAAAGTCATGGCTGAACGCCACGGCAGAACGGATGCGCAGTCAGAAACCGTGCGTACTGCGCACGAGCAAATCATGCACCGGCTGCGTATGGATCAGAGTGCATTAAAGCGAGTGCAGTCTGACCAGGCGAAAGCCGAACTGAAGCGCACCCTGCTGCCCCATTACGAGGGCTGGATCGAGGGAACGCTGGAAGGTAACAGCGGCCGCCAGGATGAAGTGATCGTCACCCTGATGGTGTGGGCGATTGATGCCGGTGATTTAGCGCTGGCAGTTCGCATCGGGCGCTATGTCGTCACGCACGGCCTGGCGATGCCTGACCGCTTTAACCGTACAGCGGCGACGGTGCTGGTTGACGAAATCTGCGATCCGATTCTGGTGCAGGTCAAGGCCAATGAGAGCACTGATGTCACGTCGTATCTGCCTCTGCTGGATGAAGTGGTTGAGATAACGAGCGGTAAGGATATGCCAGACATGGTGCGGGCCAAACTGCATAAGCTGCGCGCTTTCGCACTGCGCAACGGCACTGCTGAAGAACAGGAAACCGCACTGGCGCTGCTGCGGCTTGCGATGACGCTCGACGCCGGGGCCGGGGTTAAGAAAGAAATTGACCGACTGGCCCGCGTGGTGAAGAAGGCAGCAGAAGGTGCGCCAGAAAGTAACGCTGCAGCATCGTCAGATCCGGCAGTGGTGGCCACGAAACCGGCGGCCAGGACAGCGCGCAAGCCTGCGACACGCAAGGCCACCGCACGTAAGCCCGCGGCCAAAAAAGCGGTATCCGTCACCAAAGAACAGTAAACCGAATTGCGCCCCGTGCGCTGGCGGCGCGGGCGGAGATCTGCAACGCAATGCGTGTGCTTTTCTCCGTTCGCTCACCGCCAACCTTTTCAGGAGATGTTATGAGCCTTGTTGCCGGTCGCACAGTAACCCCCTCCTCGGAGGATGTGCCGGACACGGACGACGGCGGGGAAAAAGTCACCGCCGGTGCGTTCTGGCCGGAGATCGTTTTGAGTGATATCCGTAAAGAGATGCGCATCAACGGTGTGGTCACCACCACCCGCCTGAAAAAGGCGGTGATCGAAGGTATGGCCCACACACTTGACCAGCTGGCCGGATGGCAGGCTGTGCAGCTCGCCGCAGGCCATGTGCGACTGGCTGATGTACCGGCCATTGAAATTGATGGCGAGAGCGTAAAGGTTCACCGCTTCCGCCGCGCAGTCTCCAGCATCGCCAGCGCCCACATCCTGGGGACGTATCGCAATGTGGATACCACCGGCAGCGCCGGTGAAAAGCGCGCGGCCGCGCTGGCTACTCAGGCTGATGATATGTGGCGTGATGCCCGCTGGGCGATTACCGACATCATCGGCACCGTGCGTAACTCTGCGGAGGCGTTCTGATGAAAGTGCAGGCGCTACAGGGCGACACGGTGGACCTGCTGTGCCAGCGGCATTATGGCACCACGCAGGGCGTGACCGAAATTGTGCTGGCGGCCAACAAGGCGCTGTCCGGTCAGCTTTTCCTGACCGCAGGCCAGCTGGTTGAGATGCCGGAAATTACCACCCCGGCGGTTAAGGAGACGGTGCAGCTATGGAACTGATTAACCGCATATGGAACTGGCTGACGTACGGCTGGTTAACCCTGCTGGCGAGCGTCGGCATGATGACGCAGCAGGACTGGCTGGCGGCAATCGGCGTGGTGATTGGTGTCGCAGCTGCCGTGATGGGCGAACTGCACCGCCGCCGGATGTCGCGCAGTCAGGAAACGAATAATGCACTGCTGGGCCAGCTGATCGTTGCCATCCGTGACGACAACGAACACCGCAGGGACATTAAAGACCTGATAGCCGATATCAGGAAGACGCCACGATGAAAAAACGCATTATCGCCTGCTCTACCGCCGTGATCATTTCGCTGGCCGCCACACTGTGGCCGCAGACGCTGCGCACCAGCCCGGAAGCACAGCAGATGATGGCGAAGTATGAAGACTGCCGCAAAACCCCGTATTACTGCCCGGCAGGCGTGCTGACCGTGGGGATCGGTTCGACCGGCAAGGTGCAGGACCGGCTGCACAGCGAGGGAGAGATTGCCGAACGCTGGGTTAACGATGTGATGCGCGCCGAAAAGTGTGTTAACCGCGAATTTAACGGCGCAGCTGCGCCACCGCGTGTCTTTGACAGCATGACTGACGGCGCGTTTAACCTCGGTTGTACCGGGCTGGCCTGGTACACGAATAAGCAGCTCAAGAAAGTCCGCACCACGCTGTGGCGTAACGCGCAGGCCGGTGACTGGCGTGGCGTCTGCGAACGCCTGCCGGACTTTGTTAACGCCGCCGGAAAGAAACTGCCGGGACTGGTGAAACGCCGCGCCGAGTTTAGCGAGTGGTGCCTGTCTGACCCTGCGCTGAAGGTGGCAAGGTGAAAGCGCTGCCGGTGCTGGCCGTGGTACTGCTGACCCTGCTGGCTGCTGCCGTGGGCGGTATCGCATGGGAGCGCCATCAGCGCAGTCTGGCCGAGGCATCACTGCAAACCGCGCAGGGCGAACTGAAACAGACGGGCGATGTGCTGAAAGAAGTCCGGGCACTGCGCAAAGACATCAGCGACGTGGAAGCCCGGCTGAAAAAGCTGGGTCAAAACCGCAACGCAACAGGGGAATCACGCCGTGAAAAAATTAACGCTGCACTGGCAGGTGAACAGTGCGCTGTTGTTGCTGTGCCTGATGCCGTGGCTGACAGCCTGTACCAGCGCGCCGCAGAAGTCGCCGCCGGTGATTATTCAGGAGCCTTTGCCAGAAAGCCTGACGGCAAAAACTGACGTGCCACCGGCACCGGCCAGGCCGATGACATACGGGAAACTGGCACCGTGGTCCGATGCGCTGCTGGATGCGCTGGATACGTGCAATGCCGACAAGGCTGGCATTCGTGAACTGGAACTGAGGCGCATCGCCCGGGGGATACAGTGAAAAAAGCTGAACTGTTGCGCGCGGCACTGATTGCCGGAAATACCTGGTGCAAAGCCAACCCTGATGCCATCACCGTGTGGGTGGAAAAAGGCGGTATTGAGATCCAGGCAACGGGCGAGCCGTCGTTTATGTACCGCTACAGCATCCAGGCGTTTGCGATGGACTTCCCCGGCGCGATCGATGACCTGATGTTGCCGCTGCTGGCGTGGGTCTGGGAGCAACAGCCTGACCTGCTGCTGAACCCGGAGAGCAACAGCAAGATCGAATTTGATGCCGACATCATCAGCGACGAGGCTGCCGACATTCTGTTCCGCGTGCCGGTCTGGGAGCGCGTGATGGTCAAAACGGAGAACGGCATCACCACTGCCGAGCATCTGGCCGAGTCCAGACCGATTATCAGCGGCGGCGAGTGGCAGGCGGTACTGGAACCCGATAACGGGGGATCGCTGGTATGAATGACGACGCGCGTTTTGACCAGCTCGACAATGTCTTTGCGGCGATTATCCAGGGCATTGCACCGGCGGGCCGCCTGCGCATGGCGAGAAGCATCGGCACAACGCTGCGCCGCAGTCAGTCGCAGCGCATCGGCAAGCAGGAAAACCCGGATGGCACGAAATACGCAAAGCGCCGCCGCCGCGTGCTGCGTTCTCAGGCCGGTATCAGCTTCATCTGGCAGGGCGAAACCCGCAACCTGCGCACGTGGCGTGCCAGCCGTGGCCGTCGCGGGCGCATGCTGACCGGTTTTGATACCGATCGAGGCGGCCTGCGATCGTTTTACCGGGAAGACATTGAGCGCTATCTCGATATCCGCCTGAACGAAACCCGCCGGGACACCACCAAAACCGATCCGATGTTCCGCCGCCTGCGCTCGGCCACGTTCCTGAAATCGCGCGCGACAGCTGACGGGGCCGAGATCGGGTTTTCCGGCGTGGTGGCGCGCATTGCGCGTGCGCATCAGTTCGGCCTGCGCGACCGCATCAATGACGGCGGCGCGATGGCGAGTTATCCGCGCCGTGAACTGCTGGGCCTGAGCAAAGCAGACCGGCTGGCGATTGCCCGCCAGGTTATCGACACGATGGAGATCCGCTGATGGAAATGCCTGAACTGGTTCGCCTGCTGGAAAACATCATCCGCACCGGCACGGTGACGGAAATTGACGAGGAGAACTGGCGGGTACGGGTGCAATCCGGTGCGCTGGAAATGACCTGGCTGCGCTGGAACGCCCAGCGCGCCGGTGATTTCAGGATCTGGATACCGCCGTCAGTGGGTGAACAGGTGTGGATGTTCTGCATGGGTGGCAATACCAGTAACGCCATTATCGGCGGGAGCCTGTACAGCGAAGATAACCCCGCACCAGGTGCATCACGTAAAGAGATCGTCATCACTGCACCGGACGGCGCGAAATTCCGCTATGACGCCGAAAGCGGCGATCTGCAGGTGACCGGCATTAAGTCCGCCACTATCGCTGCGTCGGTAAAAGTGACGCTGGATACCCCACTGGTTGACTGCACTGAGCTGCTGCGGGCAAAGAAACTGGATATCACTGAAGGTGGCGAGCTGAGCGGGAGCTTTAATCACAGCGGTGGCGCGTTCATATCCAACGGCGTGCAGGTCGATGACCACGCGCACGGCGAAGTGCAGAGCGGCGGCAGCTGGACTAAGGGGACAAAATGACCGAGCGCTATCGCGGCATGAACGCCAGCAGCACCGGCACGCTGACCGATGAAGATCACGTCTGGCAGTCGGTTAACGACATTCTGCTGACGCCAGTCGGCAGTCGCCTGATGCGCCGTAATTACGGCTCTCTCTGCCCTGACCTGTTGGACAGCCCGATGAACGATGTTACCCAAATGCAGCTGATGAGCGCAGCGGTCATCGCGCTGGCGGCATGGGAGCCGCGGATAGTGCTGGATGCGGTCGATGTGACTTACTCAGCCAGCGGCGCAGTCACAGCTGCGCTGTCCGGCATGCTGACGGAAACACTGGAAAAGAGCACCGGCACGGTGACGTTAAGGAGTACCGGCAATGCCGACAATTGACCTTTCGCAGCTGCCCTCACCGGCCATTATCGAAACGCTGGACTTCGAAGTCATCCTGACCGAAGTCAAGGCGGTGATTATCGCCGCGTTTCCGGCGGACCAGCAAAGCGCCGTTGTGGCCGCATTGTCGCTGGAATCTGAGCCGCTTAACGTACTGGCCCAGACGATAGCGTATCGCGAGATGCTGCTGCGCCAGCGCATCAACGAGGGCGCAGCGGCAACCATGCTGAGTCATGCGACCGGCGACGATCTGGACAACATCGCCGCGAACCTCGAAACGGAACGTCTGGTTATCACTGCGGCCACCGATACCGCCGACGCAGTGATGGAAAGCGACGAGGCGTTACGCCTGCGGGCGCAGTCGGCGTTTGAAGGTATGAGCGTTGCCGGACCATCGGCGGCTTACGAGTTCTTTGCCCGCAGCGCCAGCGGCCAGGTGGCTGATGCACGTGCAACCAGCCCGTCACCGGCTGAAGTGGTGATCGCCGTGCTGTCCACTGAGGGTGACGGCACTGCACCGGCAGAACTGCTGGCCGCTGTCTCTTCTGCGGTAAATGACGAAGAGGTGCGCCCCCTGGGGGATCGGGTAACGGTGCGCAGCGCAGACATCGTCGAATACGCGATCGACGCAACTTTATATCTGTATCCGGGGCCGGAGTCTGAACCGATTATCAATGCGGCAATGGCCTCGCTTCAGACCTTCCTCACGGCCAACGATAAAAAGATTGGCCGCGATATTGTCCGCTCCGCGCTTTCCGCTGCGCTGCATGTGCAGGGTGTCCAGCGCGTGGTGATTAACTCGCCCGTCACTGACCTGCAGATCAGCAATACCGAGGCGGCACGCAACACCGGTTACACAGTGGACAACGGTGGCACAGATGAATAACTCCCTGCTGCCGCCCTCTGCCGGTGACTGGATGCGCCACACCGAAGCCGCAACTGCCAGGCTTTCCGCGATCACCGTTGCCCTGCGCACAATCTGGACGCCGACCGCCTGCCCGGTGGAGCTGCTGCCCTATCTGGCCTGGGCGCTGTCGGTTGACCGCTGGGACAAGGACTGGCCGGCCGATAAAAAAATTGGCGCTATCCGGCAGTCCTACTGGCTTCACCGGCGCAAGGGTACGCGCGCAGCGGTGCGGCGTGTGATCGAGGACATGGGCTTTTCGGCCTCGTTTGCCGAGTGGTTCGATGTGGGCGATGCGCCAGGTACGTTCCGGCTGGAGGTGGATGTTAACGAGGTCGGACTCACACCGAAAACCCTGGACGAACTCAATCGCATGATAGCGGATGCAAAGCCAGTCAGTCGGCACCTGGCCCAGATGACCGTCGCTGTCAGTACGCAGGGTAATGCCTGGACAGGCGTAGCGATTTTCGATGGCGAGGTGACAGACGTTTATCCGAAGGATTACCAGCCTGACGGCAGCCTCTGTTTTGATGGCATGGCGAATTACAACGGCTTTATTTATTACACCGGGATTTAACGATGACAAACATTAACGAAACGCCAGACTGGGAAAGCAGTATCTATCAGATAAAGCGCGGGGATAAGGTTGAAGGTGGTCCGGCCGGACCCGCTAATGTGCAGGCATCACAGCTGGCTAACCGTACCCGGTTTCTTTACAACAACCTGATGGAGCTGAAAGCGGCTGTCTATGCCGAGATCCTCATAGCCGCAGATATTGCCGAAGGGATGAGTAAGACGGTGAGCGGACAGTATTTTCGCGTCTGGCAGGGTGAAAACGGCTACTACTCGTTTATTTATTATTTCAATGATGGTGGAGTCGCACGCCTGGTGGCCGCAGAAGCAAACGGCAAAACGGTTTTAATGCACGCAGCGGCCAGCGGGCTGACCGTCAGCCAGCCAAATCTGTTCAGCAACGATGTGTCAGACACCAAAGCCCTCCCGCCCGTCAGCGGCGCTACCGTACTGCCCGTTATTACCCGGCTGAATGGAACGCCCTGCTTTAAAATGAGTACCGCGCCGGGGTCCGTTACCGAATCCGGCGAGACGCTGGGCATATTCAGCGCCGATAATTTCCCGTCCGGTTTTATCTCCGGCTCGCTGAGTATCCTCGATGCCGATGCTTCAACGGGAAGTGCGTCGCAGTTGCGCCTGCTGGTGATGCAGTTCGACTCAGCAGGCAATGAAATTGGCGGCGCGCGAAATACCGTGCGGATTGCCACAACCGAATCGGTCAGCGGCCCTCTTTTTGTCAGTATTCCGGGCGCAACCAGGCACGCCTCCTGCGCCAGCGTTGCCCTGTATCTCGGTATCACGACCGGCAACAGTGCGGCTGTGCGTAATGTGTGGTTCCGCGATTTACTGATGGCCGACGGCGTTAATCCGTCTTTCCGTCGCCGGGAGCGCGAACAGTCAACCACAGAGCAGATAGTGACCGGACGCGGAGCCGAAACCGTCCTCTCGCCACCACAGGCCGCAGTTGCACTGGATCAGATACTCAGTGGCCTGGCACAGTCGAACCTGTTCCCGGAGTACGATTTCAGTGCCTACGCCGTCGGTGATATCCCGGCGGGCTGGGCTAACGTGCAGATAGCGACAGTACAGGGAAAAAAAGTGCTCCGCGCCCTGGCCACCACCACAGCGTCCGCATCCAGTAGCCCGTCAGTCGATGTGTCTGCGCTGGCCGGTAGCCGGGTGTCGGTTTCCGTCGATATCCTGGCGAAGACCGGCGATCAGGGTGTTACAGGCGGTCTGAACAATCTGCGGTTCCGTCTGGCAGCATTTGACAGTGCAGGCGCGCTGATTAACACCGCCTGGCAGAATGCAGAGGGTAACGATGACAATACCGGTCAGTCCGGCACCGGGTGGCAGTATTACAGCCGTGACGTGCCGCGCTCAGGTATCACGTCGCTGACGCGTCTGAGTGTCGCCCGTGGCGTGGTTATTCCGGCGAATGCGGCAAAACTTGTTCTCAACGTCTATCGTCGTGGCACCGTAGCCGCGCCGTGCCCGGAGATTATTTTCGACGGGATCGTGATGTCTCCCGGCTATTCTGCCGTGTTCCTTGCACCGTATCCGTCAGCAGGCCCGACCGCACCGTCATGGCCTGCGACCGACAACCGTCATTTCATGACGGAAGCGCTGACCGGTGAGCTGATAAAGCGAAAGAACTTCTGGGATGTGAACAAAAACAGATACCCGGACTCCCGTATGCAGGCGGAAACCGCCGGGGCATATTCAACGCGCTGGGGCAGTCCGCTGCGTGTCCAGAAAATCAACGGTGTCATGGCGCTACAGGTGCCGGTGGCCGGACTGGTCAATGCTGCTGCCGGGTACAACGACACGCCGATTGATATCACCGGATTTACCTCCGGTTTCTTCTCGGCCGCCGTGGATATCATGCTGAAAACCGGTGACCAGGGCGTTAACAGTACAGGCATGAACAACCTTCGCGTGCGTATCTGGGCAAAGGATGCCAGCGGTGCCCTGATGCTCGATGCCTGGGCGGGCGTCAGCGGCAACGACGACCCGAACAGTGCCGCAGGCGGGTCAGCGCGTCAGTATTTCACCCGTAACGTAACCCGCGCCGATATCACATCACGCACCCGGATGGTGATCGGGGAAGGCATTCCGATCCCGGCGGGTGCCGTGGCGCTGGTATTTAATATCCGCGCCGAAAGCACATCGGCAGTGGCCTGCCCGCAGATGCACCCGACCAACTGGCTGCTGCGCGACGGGAAAGACGCGAGCTGGACAGATAACGAGGTACAGGCATCAACCGGGACAGGGCTGAAAACGGTCTATGTTGCTCCGGCGGGCAGCGACAGTGCAGACGGCACAGCCGCCTCTCCGTTGAAAACCCTCACAGCGGCCATCGCGAAAATCGGCGGAACCGGTACGGTTAACGTGGCTCCAGGCATGTACCCGGGCGAAAGCATCCCACAAAATCTCGTGGGCGATTTGCGTATCGTCGGGCTGACCGACAGCGGATTCAACTACCCGGTATTCAGGTTTGGTAATCCCCTGTCAGGCGTGACGAAGCTGGCTGGTTACAACCGGGTCTATTCTGCACCACTGACCGGCTATGCCGCCGGTACACACCCCGCGTGGATGTGGCAGGACGGCGTACCGGATGAAGACACGCGCGAAACGAAAGTCAGCCGCATGTCGGAATACATGCGGGGCATGGCGCACCGGCTGGAATGCACAAAAATCTGGCTGACCACGGCGACGGATAAAGCTGCAGCCCTGACAGAGATGGACGCCAGCAATTCACCGCTGTGCCGGTGGGTGGAGTCAGAAGGACGTGTGTACTTCACCCTGCCGAATGGCGGCGATGCGACCGCCGCTGGCACTGCGATTTACGCTCCCACAGGCTGGGCGGCTTTGTTTTCCGGCAGTGCCACCGTCTGGTCGGCCAGCGGGCGCGTCAGTGTCACCGGCATCAAGGTGCGATACGCGACAATCAACACCGTGGGATTCCGTGAGTCGGTACTGACCGACGCTCACAGTCTCGGCTGCCCGCAAAATGGCATGGATATCGGCTGCTGGACGAAAATGTACAGCTGCCGCTTTCAGGGGGTGGGGTCATCGAATATCGCCGGGACGTTTGACGGGGTGAACGCGCATAACTTCAGCGTGCTGGAACACCATAACTGCCTGTTTACGGATAATGTGGATGACGGAATTTCCTGCCATGAAAACTGCTACGAAATCGGCTGGTCGCCTGTGATGGTGGCAAATCTTGGTGGCGGCGGCACCCCGGCCTACGGGTGTCAGGCGGTGTACTACTTCCCGTATACCTCGCGTAACGCGTTGCAGATTCGGAAGGTCAACGGCAAGCGGGGTGGTATAGAGTCACACATGAGCCCGCTAACCTCTGATCCGGGCGTCACCACGTCAGTTACGGTGTATTACGGCATTTCAGATGGAGACTATAACGGGTACTGGTCTGGCGATACCGCCGACCCATCAATCAAAGCCACAATGAAATGCATTGGTTGTGTATCTATCGACCCGGTGAATTATGGCTTTGCAGTAACACACATGATGGACTGCCGACATACCGGCAGCGGAACACCCCGTAAGCCGGGCACCAATGCACCGGTCAACACCAGCATCGTTAACTGAGCAGTGGGAGATATCATGGAAACGAGGAAGTATTTCGCCACGCTCACCCTCGCCGGAGTGGCCGCACTGGCACAGGCGGCACTGTCGGGGGAGACAGTTGGCTTTACTGAAATGGCCGTGGGTGACGGTGGCGGAACGCTACCAACCCCGACGCCTGAACAGGTCGGGCTGATTAACGAGTGTTATCGCGCGCAACTTAACCGCCTGGTGATTGCCGATCAGGGTAACAATATCATTCGCGCGGAAATGATTATTCCGCCACAAGCAGGAGGTTTCTGGCTTCGCGAGACGGCACTGTTCGACGAAAACGGGATTTGTCTGGCGGTGGCCAATATGGCCCCCACGTACAAACCGCTTCTGTCCGAAGGTTCCGGGCGAATGCAGGCGGTGAATATCTGGATCGCGGTCAGCAGCACTGAGAACGTGGAGCTGAAAGCCGATCCGTCAGTCATTCTGGCCTCTGTGGATGAAGTCAATCGCGCTAAAAATGAAGTGAAAGATTACACTGACGACGAGATTAGCGCGCTGGACGCCAGCCTGAAAACCCTGATCAGCGAAGCTGTTTCAGAGGCGATAACTAATGCTAAGCGTGATTTCTGGGAAGAAGAAAACCCTAAAGGCACGGTGCGATTTTTCGCGCAGAAGGTGGACCCGAATGAACTGTATCCGTGGTCTACGTGGGTTTATACCGGCGAGAACAAATCCATCCGTGTAGGCAAAGCTGACGGCACCAACGTCGGCCAGACCGGCGGCAGCGATACCGTGACAATCAAACGTGAAAACCTGCCAGCGGAAACGCTCGATGTTTCAGGCAAAGCGGCGTCTGTCGAACTCAACGACGTGGAAACCACGGGGGCAGGTGGCGCAGAGTTCAACGTGTATCGTTTTGGTCAGGAAGGTCGGGAAAACTCTATCGCACCGTTCTCACTGGATGACGTGGATATGGGCGATATCCCTGTACCCGTGGAGATCCAGCCCCATAAACACACCATCAGCCTGACGGTCCCCGAACGAGATGTTAGCGGTAAAACCGAGGCGCTCGGCCAGGGTAAAACGATAAGCATCGTTGAGGAACACACCCTGTTCATGTGCTGGGCGCGAACCGCGTAAAAGCTAGCTGCAGTATGGTTAAAAATGGCAGTGCTGCAGCCAGAAGAAAGCCCCTGAAGCGGGGCTTTTTTATTGCTCAGAACAGGCTATTAACTGTATCAGCTCAAACTTAAATTGACAGGTTTAGCAGGTAAAGCATCATTAAATCTGACAGTCTGCTTTTAAGCGAGGAGCGGACTGAACCTTAAGTTATGGTCGGATAATATTACAATACAACATTTCACCAACGGCTTTGTTGTCTGGTGAATTCGCAATAATTTATTCTTACATTCGTCGCCGTTAAAATCCGTATAAAAAATGCACTGGGTTTTGTCGAGAAGCATTATAAACAACGCTTTTTTCATCATTCAAATCATCTAAAACAAACTGACTGGGATGCTTTAATGTAGGAGTGGCGCATTGAATAAAATAAGCTGGCTTGATCTTCTTAGTATGTCCTTTCTCCCAGCAATCGGCAGAACCATGATGAGGAATCTGAAATAATCCGCAATTCATCCATCGATCAGCGCCCAAATGAGACTTGAAATCATCCAAAACAGGGGTTGTGAGATTAATGTCTCCTGTAAATATCAAACCAGCAGAATGAATTTCGTAGCTTTGGTGATATAGAGTGAATATGGGATAGTGAGTATGTAGTGTCATTTTAGGTGAAGCATACATGCATAAAGAAATGTTGTTCTTCGCTTTGCTAGTACTGCCAAAATGTTTCTGGTAGCAAGTCTTGAGCGTTTCCCTCCACTTTGCATCTAGGCTAGATTTTACACTCTGGTGTAGGTTTATACTCTCAATTGTCTGTTGTATATCGTTCTTAGCATCGGCAAGTTTAACATGAGATTTGCTTGCATAAAGCTCCCCGTTTTTTTCATATACAAGATTGAGTTTTTTAAATGTTTTTTCGGCATTATAAAATATAAACTCAAACACACCACTGAGTGCACCAATAGGTTGCATGTGGGTAATTTTTGATAGTTTTATTCCGCTACTATTGATTGGCCTTCCCAAATCAAAAAAAACATTATCGAACGCATCATTTATACTTCTTTCTTGTTCTGGAAGGTTTAAATCCTCTGAATCACCTCGTAGTATTAAAGGCTCGTCAAGAATTTTTGGAAAAGGTTTAGGGGTTTTCGGTTCATCAGAATCCTCAGGACCTCCGTTGCCTTGTACTAATATTATTTTTTCAACCCGATCTGACAGCTCGTTATTATATAACCATAACGCTGGATTTAACTGAAAAAGTGCGACAGAAGCTGATACTCCATGGGACCCATTTACAGATATTTCCCTAACGGTCTGAGTCCAGTCGCTATAGGGGAGGACTAATCTCTTTATTGTGTGCTTTTTTAATAGAGTTAATAATCCATTAACATGGTCATCGTCAAAATGAGAAATGACCATCATATCTATACTATCACCGTCATTGAACTCCAAATAAGATGAGTCAATTATTTTATTTATGGTGCTTTCACTGGTAGAGCCACAGTCATAACCCCAATTGAATTCCCTGCCATCTATACCTCTAATTTTTGAAGTGAAAAAAGTGCCATTTCCTACTGCGTGAAAACAACCTGACAATATGTTGAACATTATTTCATCCCCTTAAGTAAAATTTTAGCTCCAATACGCCATGACAGTAAAATATCATCACTCTCATTTGTTTCAACATACATTGTGGTTTTTGCTGACGAACCTATACGCGCTGATGCTTACAAAATCCGCTTCTGGCACAGAGCCGCCTGTCAAATTAGATTCAGCTCTGTGCCTTAGATTTGTCGGGTCAAGTCTTAGCTAAAAAATGTTAACCGAATCAGAAACCGAGTTAACGGCTTTCATCGCGCTGGTTTTCAGATCATTCAGCACGTCACTGACGGATGAGGATTGCAGCTTTTCACGGAAGTCGGCGTCAACACGACTGAGACTCAGGGTAAACTCTATTTTCTTCGGGTTCCCGTAGCGGTCAAACTCCGATTTTCCCCGCTCCAGCGCCGTCATGACGTACATACCGTAAATCAGCCCAACACCATCAATCAGCGGCCACGGCCGCCCGGAAAAACCGATACTGTTCAGCGCTGCCAGCGAGAGATTGCCGCCGGTGATCTCAGGATACAGTACCCCCTCCAGGGTAACGGTATCATCACCCGGGCCGATATACTGCCAGCCCGCCGACGCATTCACTCTGTCGTTTTTGACATGCCGCCATGACTGCGAATGCTGCAACGACTGATAAGGGACGGTGCGCAGTGTAAAAACGAACATCCCGTAAACCATCATCATAAAATCATCCCCTTATTCCCTGTCACGGAAAGAACCACGGTTAGATCTGCGGGTGCTGGCCATCTCTTCGCGAATAGCCTTGCGTGCCATTTTTTCCAGCTCCTGCAGCGAGTATTTTCCAGCATCCTGAAAAATTATCTGGATGATCGGCGCGGCACCTGCTGAAGCGGAAACCGGCACCGCAGCTGGCCGTTCTGTTGCACTCGGTACAGACAGAACGCCGCCCGCCGCCGCAGCTGAAACACGCGGCACTGGCTGCGGTATTACACGTGCCTCCTGGTATGCCCCGCGCAACGCCAGCGCCTGCGGCAGATTTTTAAACACGATATCGCCGGGGCCGATTTTCTTTGTGTTATCAGCGGTGGCTTTCGTGTTGTCGGCTATCTTGCTGAGTTTTTTGTTTGTATCAGAATTTGCCCCGGTCAGGACACCACCAGGCGGCTGAAGCGGGCCAACAAATCCAGTCGGTCCGTCAGGCTTTTTCGGATTGATGGCCGCCAAATCACCCTGAAGAAGTGCGATCCTTCCCTGCAAGGTTGCTGATGCCTGCGCCTCTTCAATTTTCCTGCGGGCGCGCTCCGCCTCGTCTGGCAATACGCCCAGTTTCTCCAGAATCCAGCCCAGCACATCAAGCAGCATCCGTGCCGGTGTAAGCACTAGTTGCAATGCACCACCGATTACATTGCCGAACGTCTCACCGGCGCTGGCGCATTTATCCAGGGTTTCTTTGCTGGCTTCCATCGGGGTGAGTAGACTCTTGAACCACTCCCACGCGGTTTTTATCGCATCACCAATGGCGGAAAATATCGGCGCAAACGGGGCCAGTGCGTCCCTGACCGGTGCCAGTGCCTGCCAGACACCTGTGAAGAACCCGCCAAAGAATGCCTTTATCGGCTCCCAGTATTTCCAGATAAGCAGACCGGCGGCGATGAACGCGGCGGCTATCAGTCCCGGAACGCCCAGCAGACCGGAAAGAATGGTGCGCAGGCCAGTCAGCGTCAGATTCAGCGTCGCAATGTTGGTGCCCGCGGTAACACTGGAAAGCCCCATCATGCCGATAGCCAGCCTGAGCTTTGCAAACGGGCCGAGAATGAAGGAAGCCGCAAGGCTGGCAATGCCGATAACACCAACCAGTGCGACGAGCGCGCCCGCAGCAACGAGCAGCCCCTGTGTAAGCTGCGGGTGCTCTTTCATCCAGGCCTGCGTACTGGTGACGGCGGATGTAATACCCTGCACCAGTTGCCTGAGCATGCCATCCAGACTCGCCATCGCACCGGTGCGCAGGCTGTTAAAAGCGCCGCCGAGTTTGCCAATATCACCGGCCAGGTTATCACGCAGCGTGTCGCCAACTTTATCGGCGCTACCGCGTGTATCGCCCATCTGATCGGACACATTCGCCAGGGCAGAAAGGAACGCCGGGATCTGGTCTACGGAAAGATCTTCAATCGGCGTGCCGAACAGCGAGATAGCCGCATTGGCGCGCGTGGCAGGGTCCTGAATTTTCAGCAGCCCCTGCGCTGTTTTCTGCATCGCCACCCGCGCACTGTCACCTCCTTTCGCGATCGAGGATGACATGGATGCTGCGTTAAGCCCGATTTCCTCATAGGCTTTCACGCTGTTCTTTGACATATCGGAGCCACGGATCGAAAACTCCTTGATCGCGTCCCCGGTTTTATCCAGCGCAAACTTGCCCTGCTTCGACATATTGACCAGCAGCGACATCGCTTCAGCGCCTGTGAAGCCCATATTGCGAAAGTGCGTGGAGTATTCGTGCAGGATTTCCGGCAGCTCGCCGCGCATCTGCGTTGAAACGCGCTGCATGCCTGCGGTGATCAGGTCCATGGCTTCATCGCTGTTACGCGCGAGGCCATTTTTCATCATGATCCCGGCCATCTGGATATTTTCCGTCATATCCCCGCCGAACACTTTCTGCATATCCATCGCTTTCCGGGATATGCGCGTCAGTTCGTCGTCTCCCACTTCGCCCAGCGCACCCAACGTGCTGCGCACTGCTGCAACGGACTCCGCGATACGATTGAGGTCATTGCTGACGCCTGAGCCGTTCAGATCCTGAATGATTTTTGAGTACCGGTCGCTGCCTGCCACACCTTCGCCATTCTGTGCAGCGATGACGGACGCGTGCTGCTGTGTTTCCACCTCCGGTGCCATCAGACGCGCGCCCAGATAACCCGCCCCCGCAGCACCTGCCACGGCCATCGCGCCAGCGCCACGCATTTTCCCTGCCACCTGCTGCGCACGGTCATAGCGCAGTCGCGCCTGCGTCACAGCGGCCAGCTGTCGTCGCTCCCGTTCCAGCGTCTGATTAAACTGCTCCAGCCGTCGTCGTGCGCTTTCCGTTGTCGCCGCGCCGCCAGCCAGGGACACACCGTGACGGCGTAGCGCCTCAGAGGCCAGGCGCAGGCCGTTTACCTCTGAATCACGCTTAGCCTTGAGCCTGTCCAGCTGCGCTGCCAGGTTCGTCATCTGGCGTCGCTGCTTATCCGTAAGCGCGACACCGGACTGCTGCGCCCGCTGTAACCCCTCCAGCGTGTTGCTGGTTTCATCAATTTTGCGGGAGGTCTTCTGGACGTTGTCACGAAGCCGGTTAAACGCCACGGACTGGCGCTCCACCTCTCTGACGGCGTTTTGTGTGGATTTGAGTGATTCAGAAAGACGGCCAGCAGCAGCGCTGGCCGCATTCACGGGGCGGGATAGCCTGTCAATTGCACTGAACGCAACGCGAATACTAAGATCCATCGTCGTCATCCTCCTCGTTGTTGCCGCTTCTGATGGCCGCCTTATCGCGCCAGGCCATCAGTTCGCGCAACTCCATGCCGTACATGGCAGAGGGCGGCCAGTGAAAGATAACCGCGACGTCGGCGATCAAGTCATCGACGTCGGTAAAACGTGCCTCTCTTACTCTTTCGCCACTGCCACCGTGTTCGATGCTGACGGCTCCGCTTTCGTCAAAAAAGGTGTGATTTCTTCGCACAGCGCCACGAAGTCACCGGTTTCAAGCGAAGCAATCTCCGCCCCGGTGAGCGCAGGCGTGGCAACACGGGTCAGCAGCGTGGAAACTGCGGTGTAATCAAAGTTCAGAACATCCACCAGGCGCAGGCCGCGCAGGGAGCCAGCCTGCTTAATTGTGTCATTGATGGTGATGCTGGTAATTGTCTGGTTGCCACGAACAATCGGGGTATTCAGCGTTACGGACATAGGATTCTCCGGGCGGCCCGCAGGCCGCCATAAGGGGTTATCAGCTGCCGAGGCCCAGCGCAGACGTAATGCGGTCCGGGTACAGGTTTTCGCCGTTGCGCTTATAGATAAAGTTCAACAGGTCAACTTCCAGCAGCGGCTTATCGTCAATGGACAGCTTGTAATAAGTGTTCTTGATCGCGTAGGTGTGGTTGGTATCATCACCCTGTTTCGACTCACCCTGATCAATTTCCGTCATACGACCGCGCATCTCGACTTCCATCAACGAGCTGACACCGCCGCTGTAAATTTCACCGACAAAGCGCAGGCGCAGCCCGTCAATGTCACCGCCGTATTTCAGAATAAGTTCCTGCTCCACGCCGCCGACAATCATAGACGCGTCCAGCGCCCCGGAATCCAGACCGAGATCGACAGCTACTGCACCGAGCATGCCGCCGCCCTGAAAATCTTCCGTTTTACGGGTGATTTTAGGCAGCGTGACGCTGGGGATCTTGCCGACGTGGTTGGTGCCATCAACAAAGAGCGTGAAGAGGCGGAGTTTTTTTGGAATGGCCATTTACGCACTCCCCAGCGACGCAAACGCCGCTTCATAATACTGGTCGGTGAACGTCTGAATCATCGTCAGATCTTCCAGTGGCGGCACCGGGCTGTAGTTGTAACGCACTACCGCTTTACCCTGGCGAATACCGGTAGTCGGGTTATCGACGATATCAAACCAGCAGGCCGCGCCAATTAACTTACCGGCGGTCACCAGCCCCTGCAGTTTGGCGTTGATGCCGCTTACCACGTCTTTCACGTTGGCCGGTGTCAGCGGGGTATCTACCGTGGTGAACTGAGCCTCTGCGATGGTGTCAGCCAGGATTTGCGCCGTTCGCGTGTAGACCTCGAAAGTAAACTCTTCGGTGTCGGTGGTACGGTTACCCCAGAAACGGAACCCGTCGCGCTTAATCAGAGTGGTGATCTCATGCGCGTTGAGCTCGTTGGCATCGGAGTCTTCCGCCTGCAACGCCCAGAATACGTCCTTAGAAATCCCCAGCACGTTTTTAACCGCCACGTTGGACAGCGACTTATGCCAGCCCTGCTCGCTGTCGATCAGCGCACGCAGGCCGAGTGCATAGGCCACCGCCGGAAACTCTTCGTTAACGCCGGTCAGCGGGTTAAAGGCGATGAAGTTCGGCCAGATAAGCATACCTTCACGCTCTGCGAAGGTTTCGCGGTAGGTTTTGGCCTCCGCGATAGTCTCGCAGCCGTCGCAGTAGCTGTAAGAGAATGCCCGCAGCTGCTTCGCAATAACGCGCAACTGTGCGGTCACTTCTTCAGTGTCGTACTCAGGAACGCCGAGAATGCGCGGGCGATACCCGGTTTTCTGCTCCGCCGTCAGCAGCGCAAACATCCCGGTGTAACTGCCATCCGCCTGCGTGCCGCCGATAATCAGCTGTGACTGCGTTGGCGCACCTTCAGCCGTACCAGCCGCTGCCACGCGTACCACAATCACGCGGGTGCTGACCTGGTCGGAAATCGCCTTGAGGGATTTGTACAGCGAACCGGTTTTACCGGCTTTGCCGAGCACGCTGATAACCCGCGTGATCAGCACCGGCGTGTTGAGTGGAAATGCTAACGGGTCGGCGTCGTCGGCAACAGCAACCAGGCCAATAACGGTTGAATCAATGTCATTGATCGCCGTCTGGAGGTCGGTGTTTTCCTGGACGCGTGCCCCGTGGAAAAAGTTGTCGGTCATACTGTACCGCCATCATGTTTGTTGAGTTCGGGGATGATGTTCGCTGAATTTAACGCCCCGCACACGCCCTGCCTGCTCTCGCCGTCCGCCGACAACAACGGGCTGTTTCCGCCATCGCGCGCGCATGAAAACATCAGCGCCGGAGGAACGAAAATGGCGCTGACTACAGACACGATCGACAAGGCAAAAACGCTGATGGATGACGGGCTGAAAAACCTGAAGGAGTACCAGTCCAGCCTGTCACGGGTACCGGCTTTCAGCGTCATGATGGGCGGCAAGGCGCTGACGCAGCTGGACCCACGCATCATCTCACTGGAGATGACCGACAACCGCGGTTTTGAAGCCGATGAACTGGCTATCTCGATTGACGATACGGATGGCAACCTCCAGTTACCCCCTCGCGGTGCCGAGCTTTCCCTGTCGCTTGGCTGGGATGGCGAACCACTGGTTTACAAAGGGGTTTACACCGTTGACGAGGTGGCTTATTCAGGGCCGCCGGACAGGATCGATATCACCGCCCGCAGCGCCGACTTTCGGGATGAATTTAACGTCAAACGTGAGGTGTCATGGCATGACGTGACGGTTGAGCGCATCGTTTCTGCTATCGCCCGGCGCTACAAGCTGACGCCGGTGATTTCAGAACAGCTGATGAAAGCGGAAATCGACCACGCAGACCAGACGCAGGAAAGCGACATGTCATTTCTGACGCGCATTGCGGAGCTGTTAGGGGCCATCGCTACGGTGAAGAACGGATCGTTGCTGTTTATACTGCCCGGCGGTGGCGTCAGTGCCAGTGGTATCGCACTGCCGCAGTTTGCCCTCACCCGTTCAAGCGGTGACCGGCATTCGTTTCGCATCGCGGACAGGGATGCTTATACCGGCGTGCAGGCAAACTGGCTGGATCTGGATTACGGCAAAAAGAAAACGGTCACAGTTAAGAAGCGCGCGACAAAACCTAAGCCGGACAAGCCAGCAAAAAGCAGCAGCCGTGAGGGGGATTATATTGCCGGTGAAGACGGGAATTTATTTGTGCTGCGCTCAACGTACAGCAACGAGACAGCAGCCCGCCGCGCAGCTGCGGCGAAGTGGCAGCAGCTAAAACGCGGTGCCGCAGAGTTTTCGCTTACCCTGACCGAGGGCCGCGCTGATCTGTACCCGGAAATGCAAGGCACCGTTTCAGGATTTAAAACCGATATTGATAATCAGGACTGGGTATTATCGCGGGTGAGCCACACGATTGATGACGGTGGCTTTAAAACCCGCCTGGAGCTGGAAGCAAAAATACCGGAGTGGATTGCAGAAACGACGACATAACGGTCATAATAACAGCGAGTTCAACTCCCATGAGGGAGCCATCATGTTTATTTGCCCAATCTGCGGCGCTCACGCCCGTACCCGCACCAGCCGTCGTCTTAGTGAACTGACAATACGCCAGTATCATCAGTGCCAGAATTTAGAATGCAGCGAAACCTTTACCACCCTGAACAGCGTAGAAAAGCTGGTGACTAAGCGCGGCCGCCGCGAACCGTTACCGCCGGACTTTATCCCTAAAGACGCTTTTCCCGTGTCGCACTACGGACGCGATCAGCTAAACCTTGCTCTTTAAAATTACCCCGCATATGCGGGGTTATTTTCTTGTCAGGGTAAGACAATCAGATAAAATCAAAATGTTTTGTAACATTTATCAGTTAACAATTTGTTCGACGGGTTCTTTAAGGGCTTTAGTAAACTGAAAGGATAATTTCATGAAGGCACGTTTTATTTTCTTAGTTGCATGTTTAGTGGTGGCAACATCCCCTTCTGCTATTCGTGCACAGGAGAAGTTTACTGACTTTAGCGGTGTACTTCAGTGCCGCTCAATAAAAGACAATACGCAGCGTATCTCTTGTTACGATAAAACTATCGCTCCCACACAAACGCAGACTACTAAAAAATTTGAAAGTCGAGAGCAATGTCCTGATGAAAAAGACATTGAGAGAAGATTAACATGCTATGACTCATTCTTTTTACCCACATTCAAAGTTGAAGACGTATCCAAACCCCCCGCCCCAAAAGAAGTAACTACAAGCAAAGCCGATATTGCTGAATGCCGAACAGAGGTAAACGGCACTAAAAGGCTTGCATGCTATGACAAGCTATTCCCAATTGGATCATCAGATGAGGGTGAAGAATCAGCTAACAAGCCAGCAATAAACACTGGGAAGTGGTTTACCCACACTACAACCTCACCTGTTGATGACTCAAAAAATGTAGTGCTTATGCTTGAAAGTAACGACACTATCAGAACAGCATTTGGAGAAACGGTAACGCCAGCCATTTTTGTTACCTGTCGAGAGAAAAAGACAGAGCTATATGTGAACTGGGATGTTTATCTGGGGCTCAATGAAACAAGCATGCTGTATCGACTGGACAAACAAAAAGCCGTTGAAAGAACATGGACAATATCAACTGACACAAAAGCCACATTCTATAGTGGGAAGGTTATTGATTTTGTTAAGAGCATATCCAAGGCTGACAAGTTGTTTGCGAGGATAACACCATACAATGAGAGTCCCGTATCAGTCACATTCGATGTTGCGGGGTTGAGTGATGCACTACAGCCATTGAAGCAGGCTTGTGGCTGGAAATAG